CCCGCACGCTCGCCGACGATGGCGGTGAATCCCGCCTTGGCCTGTGTCAACTGGTCGAACAGGCCGGACAGTTTGCCGATCAGCCCCTCGACAGCGCCCCGGACAGCGAACACCGAGGCCGTGAACGCACCGGCCTGAATGGCTGCGTTGGCGAACTGGGCACCGATGTTCTGCTGGATGCTCTGCCCAAGGGCAACGCTGGCCTGCTGTGCACCGTTGAACGCGTTCGTGGCCTGATTCGAGGCCTGATTCAGGATGTTCTGAAGTTGAGGCCCGAACTGAGAACCGTCCGGGACCACCAGAACTTGGACCTGCCCGACGACGTTCTGCGCTGCCATTGTTCCGGCCAGTCTAACATGCCGGTCCACAAACGACCGGAGCGTGGTAGCCTAACGATATGCGCGACACCGCCCGGAACCTGAATCACATCCTCCTCTCCTCGAAGGACTCGGACCTCGTCTCCGCCTTCACGATCGGCGAGACCACGTTCGAGGTCTTCGCCAAGATTCCGGCCGAGGCGCTCGTGAAGTTGACCGTCGCCGAGTCCCCCATCTCGGGGATGGCCGAGTACGTGGTCGCCTGTCTGGCGAAGGAGGAGCAGCGTGCGGAGTTCCGTGCCCTGCTCGGGAAGATCAGCGCCGATGGCCTTGGTGAGATCATCGAGGAGATCGTGAGCCGCACTACCCCTTTCGAAGGGACGAAGCCGTCCGCCTGATTCAGGTGGCGGGCCTGTACTGGCCCGAGATCGCGGGCGACTACAACCGAACCTGCGGCGGTAATCTGGCGGCAACCGATCAGGGCACGTTCCTGAATGCGGTGTACGCCTACTTCGTGACGGCCCCGAACGAGTTCCGCTCCGATGTCCGTGACAACTTCGAGGAGTTCCTGTCCGGGGTCACGATCCCGAAGAGCACCTCCTCCGGCTCGGAGAAGCCGATCTTCGATGAGGCGCTCGGGATGCTCGACCAGTTGGAATCGCTGGAGTCGCTGGTCGGTACCACCACGTTCGGTGACGTGGTCGAGAAGAAGGTCGAGGAGCGGGCGGCAGCCAAGTCGGCGACCCCGCAGTACCCGACTGTCGAGATAGACTAGGCCCCATGCCTGTAGGCGCTTGGGAAATCGAGTTCGGTTGCACCACGATCGCTGATCCGAACCGGACCAGCGCCTACGTCGCCAACGCCCAGAGCGGTGCATGGGAGGTCGATGGCGTCAACCTGATCGCACCGGTCACCCCGGCGTGGTCGTTCCTGCGTGTCGACTGCGGCTGTGATGCTTTGCGGTGGACCGCCGACGAACCGGGCGACACCCCCTATCTGCTCGATCCGTACACGACTCCGGCGCTCGACGGTGCCCCGTGGTACGTGGCATCTGTCCCGGAGTCGGCGCACTTCATGGGGTTCCTCGTGGAGAGGATTCAGGATATCGCTACGGCACCGACCATGCGCACCGTCACCGACCGAGCAAGCGGGTTCGGTGGCTCGACGCTGGGGGCACTGAGGAGTAAGGGCCGGACCATGCAGGTCACCCTGCTTGCGTTCGGGGCCTACGAGGCGGCGCTCGACTGGGGATTCAGGTGGCTCACCGACACGCTCGCCAGCGAGTCCTGCTCGCTGTGCGATGTCACGGCCCGTGTTGCGTGTCCGATCCTCGACGAGTCCCCGACATACGCCGAGTGGGACACTGGCCGCTGGACGTTCAAGAACGTCGGTCTGGTCGAGGGACCTCGGTACGAGGACCCCCCGAGCGAGAACACGGCCTGCAACGTGCGCCGTGTCTCGTTCACGATCACGTCGAGCACGCCCTACGGTTACAAGTGCCGATCTGCGCGGATAGTCGACGAGCCGTGGCTCACCGAACTCGGATCGGCGTGTCCACCGGCGAGTTGGATATGCGGCAACGACGGAACGGTCGCCACCAACAAGACCTGCGTCAGCGTTACCAGCGACTACCCGATCGGCGAGGATGCGCTCGTTGTCGAGGTGAAGGCCGGGAGCACCGACATCTCGAACCTGCTCATCACAGTGACACCGGACCCGATGGGTTACGTATGCGGCGTGAACACTCCTCCCGCCGGGTGGGTTGATCCCGCACCGTGCGATCAGGTCCTCATCCCGTGGATTCCCGCCGGGTTCACACTTACCTACGACGGCTCCACACAGGTGATCCGAGTCACCGGCCCCGGCGGCGAGGTCTACGACGGGACCTCGTTCGTGTCCACGGAGACCGGGACCCCTCCCTCGTTCCCGACGATCAAGAACGGCCGGTTCTGTGTGTGCGTCGGTTCGTCACGCTGCTCGTGGCACGGTGGTGCTGCCTACGGCACGGTCTCGGTCTGGACCGTCCACCGAGAACTCGCCGTCTAGCGGCGCAGCCAGCCGAACCGGGCACCGGCGGTGAGCAGCGCCCGCTGAAGGATTGCGTAGCCCTTCGGCAGACCGGGATGGTTCACGGCCTTGACGGTCACCCACTGGCCGGTCTTGCGGGACCGGAACCGCAGGAACCTCGCCCGACGGGCCTTGATCTCGTGGGGTCTCGCGCCGAGTTCGAGCACGGCTGCATAGGCGGCGGTGTTCTCGACACGGTAGGCGAACCCGGCCACCGGGTCGGTCTCGACCTTCACGGCGAACGAGCGGGCATAGCGGCCGGTGCGCGGTGCATCAGCGGGGTGACGGTTACCGAGTTCTCGCCGAGCGATCTGCTCACCCTCGTCAGCGATAGCGAGGCAGGCCCTGCGGACCTCGACACCGACCGGGCCACCCGGTTTCTTCAGGATGCGGTCGATCTCGTTGGGGTAGATGACCGAACGGACGGTCTTGATCGAGGGCATCAGCCCTCCTCGACGGTCTCCGCAACCGGCTCATCGGCGATCACCGGCTCGTCCTCGACCACCGGCTTGGGTGCCGGAGCGGAGAACGTCTTGGCCTCCTGCGGGGCAACCAGCAACGTCCACAGGCCGGACTCGATGAGGTCACGGGCCTTCTGGCTGTACTCGACCTCGGCGATCTGACCCGGGGCGAGCACGCCAATGTTGGCGTTCGACCTGATCTTGACGGTCTTGGTCTTGGTGGGGACGGGACGGGCCATGCGCCCAGTTTAGTTGAGGCGGACCGTGACGGTGAACTGCGACCCGGCGCAGCCGCCCTCGGCGTACTCGGAGGTGGGGCCGATCGAGATCGGGGTGCAGTACGGAATCTCGTCGATCTGGCCGCTGATCCACCGCATCCAGAACCCGATGAACATGTCGTGCTGCATCGAGTACAGTTCCTGACTGAAGTCGTTGATCTGTCCCGCTGGGAGCGGCTCTCCCTTGTCGTCGACATCGACGAAGCACTGGCTCACTCGGATTGTCACGTCATAGAGCCATCCCGCCGAGCACTTCATGCCGGGGAAGATCAGTTCCGGGTCCGGCCGGAGCGCACCGCCCCAGACGGCGATCTCGGGGCAGCAGTCCTGCGGCGGATCGGACCAGCCGACGATGCGCCGCCAGTTGGTCACGACCCGGCCGTTGCAGGAGAGTGCAAGAGCGACCGCGTGCTCGACGCTCTCCAGCATGTTGAACAGCGAGTCGGTCAGGTAGTACGGGGTCGGTGCGGTCACGGAACCAGTCTACAGAAAGACCGAAGCCCCCGGCAGCGGCCGAGGGCTTCGATACGGATGCTGTCTGGATCAGGCAGGCGGCGACGGCACTGCGGTGTAGCCGCAGGCTGCCGTGGGCGGGCCGACGAGATCGAGGAACATGTGCTCGGGCGACGAGGTGTCGAGGGTGACACCGGCCGGGAGATCGTTGAACGGACCGTCCTCCAAGTTCGGGTTGCTCTCGGCGAACCCGTTCAGGGTGAGGGTCGCGATCTCGTTGGCGAAGTTCACGTCACCGAGGGTGAACGTGGCCTTCGGCCACACCACTCGCCACCACCGGGCGTCGCTGTAGTCATCGACGCTGGCGGGCGGGCAGGTGTTGTTGATCGACATGGCCTTGGTCCAAATCTCGACCGTGACCGAGGCGGGGCAGGCCTTGCCGACACCGCGACGGCTGTAACCGATGATGTCCGTCCCATCGGTGAGAAGCGAGGCACCCGACAGCAATTCGACGAGCGCTGGGTCACGGGTGCAGAGTTCGAGCGAGAGGTTCATGCGCTTCAACTGGTCGCAGTTCTTCATCACGACACAGAGTTGGCCGCAGCCGTTCTTCATCTCGAAGTCCTCACCCGCGCTGTACTCCGGCGACGAGGCAATGCGGACGATCGCCGTTGACACAGCGCCGTTGGTAGCGCCTGCCACGGGGACACACGCGGAGTCGAGTCGAGCGACCCGGATTGCGCAAACCTGCGCCGAACCGAAACAGTGAGCGGTAGCCATGAGGTCAGTTTACTGGCCCCCGATCGGAGGCCGTGACGGGTCAGTCGTTCGACGGCTCGGTCTCGACGGCGGGCTGCTCGTCGACCTTCGGCTCCTCGGCCTTGACTTCTTCAGCGACCGGGGCGGTCTCCTCGACCTTCACGGCCTTCGACTTCTTCGGCTCGCTGTGGTGCTCCGCAGCCTTGACCTTCTCACCCTTAGGGGCCTCGACGGGCTTGACCTGCTTGGGCTTTGCGGGCTTGTTGCCCTCGAAGGCAGCGACCACGGTATCGGCGTGCGCACGGAGTTCGGCACGGCGGGCGATGCGGTTCTTCAGGTTCTCTTCCCAGACGCTCATAACGACCAGTCTACTCAGGTGTACACCCGACGGTTGCCGTTGCGCTCTAACTGGGGGGTCCAGACGAAGGCCGGTGACTGGAGTTTCATCGGGTTGAGTGTGGCGATCGCCAGATCGACGGCGTAGAGGCCGGTCATCTTGTTCTGAAGCAGGTCCATCGAC